TTGTTGATGGGGATGTTAAGAAGGATGACTTTATTGTAGCAGAAGTTATGACAAAGGTCAGCCCAACCACATACTCTTCTGTGTGGAATGACACCTTTATGAAAGACTACACTACAGCTCTCATCAAGCAACAGTGGGGCATGAACCTTATGAAGTTTGAAGGGATGATGCTACCAGGTGGTGTAACTCTCAATGGCCGCCAATTCTATGAAGATGCTACTGCTGAGCTTGAGCAGATTATGAGCGACATGAGATCGACTCATGAAATGCCAATCGACTTCTTTGTAGGATAATTAGCAATGAAATCTTTTTATTCGTTTATCACAGAAGCAAAAGAAGGACGAGGGTTAACGGTGTTCGATATTGACGACACCCTATTCCACACATTTGCTATGATAAAATTAATGAAAGATGGAAAAGAAATTAAACAGCTGACTAACCAAGAGTTTAACACTTACAAATTAAAACCAGGTGAATCTTTTGATTTTGGTCAGTTTAAAGATGCTGCTACTTTTAGAAAAACGTCTAAACCAATTATTAGCATGATTAATAAAGCTAGAGCAATTATATCAAATGCTAATAGAGTAGGATCTAAAGTTATTATAATGACCGCCCGCTCAGATTTTGATAACAAAAAAGAATTTCTACAAACTTTTAAAGATCATGGAATTGATATTGATAAAGTCTACGTTGAACGTGCAGGCAATTTTGGATCTGGTAATTCCAGCGCAAAAAACAAAAGATTCCTATTCCACAAATATCTTCGAAGTGGTAATTATGCCCGCATAAGATTTTTTGATGATGCATTATCCAATATTACAATGTTCAAATCTCTACAAAAACGTTACCCCGACATTAGCTTTGAGGCTTATCATGTGCAACCTGATGGGTCAATAAGGAAAGTTTAATGACAACTAATCTATATTTCAGTCAAAAAGTTAGATCTGAGCAGAGTCTATACGAAGATATCGTTATAGAATCGCTAAAGATGTATGGCCAGGATGTTTATTATCTCCCAAGAGACATTGTTAATAAGAATCCAATCTTTGCAGATGATATTCCATCCCGCTTTAACTCAGCTTACAAGATTGAGATGTATATTGACAACCCAGAAGGGTTTGACGGTGAAGGCGACATCTTCACAAAGTTTGGTGTTGAATTAAGAGACCAAGCTACATTTGTTGTTGCAAGACGCAGATGGGCTCAAACTGTAAAGCGCTACGATAATGAGATCACTGGTGATCGTCCTCGTGAAGGTGATCTAATTTATCTTACGCTTAGCAACACTCTGTTTGAGATTATGCATGTTGAACATGAACAACCGTTCTATCAACTAAGCAATCTGCCAACATATAAGTTGCGTTGTGAGAAATTTGAATATAATGATGAGCAGCTTGATACTGGTGTCGACACAATTGATATGATTGAACAAAGTGGGTATGTTGTCAAATTGACCCTACAAGACTCATCAGCTAAAGGTTTCATAATTGGTAACACTGCTTCTCAAACACTGGCCTCTGGTATTATTGTTTCCGGCGACATTGTTAATTATAACGATTCTGATAACATTATATCAATTGCTCATATGGGTTCAGATGACAGCGATTTCCATGAGTTTGTCACTTCTCGTGTTATTACTTCAAGAGATAGCAGCGATAATATCATTCGTCGTCTTGTGACGGCTGTTGGCGAGCAGCTAAATGCTCCTGGTGCTCAGAATGAAAATTTCAACAACGAAGATGATTTTATAGATTTCACTGAATCTAATCCGTTTGGTAATTTGGAGAACAACTAATGTTTGGCACATATTACTATCACGAACGTATTAGAAAGTCTGTTGCTTTATTTGGTAAGCTGTTCAACGACATTTACATTATGCGTAAGGATAGCAGTAACAATGCTGTGAGCACCATTAAGGTTCCTCTATCTTATGCACCTAAGCGTAAGTATATGGAACGTCTTCTTGAGAATCCAGATCTAGATCAAGACACAAAGGTAGCAATTAAGCTGCCTAGAATGTCATTTGAAATAACTTCAATGGCTTACGATCCAACTAGACAACTTGCAAAGATAAACAACATTAATATGGCTTCTACTAATACAAGCCGTACAAAGTTTTATGCTCCAACACCATACAACATTCAATTTCAACTAAACATTTATACAAAGTCTCAGGATGATGCTTTACAAGTAGTTGAGCAAATCATTCCATTCTTTAGTCCACAGTACAACATCACAATTAAACCGCTAGCAGATTTTCCAACTATTAAAGAAGATGTTCCAGTAGTTTTGAACAACATTTCCTTCACCGATGATTATGAAGGTGCGATGGAACAGAGAAGAACCATCATCTATACATTAGATTTTGAAATGAAGATTAACTTCTACGGTCCGACATCAAGTGCCAAGATTATCAGAGAAGTTAATGCTGATGTATATACTATAGGGTCTGATGCTGATGGAACGGACACATATGTTGAAAGAATAACAGTAGTGCCTGATCCATTTAACGTTTCACCGGATAGTGATTACGGGTTCACAACAACAATTGATTTAACATTTGATAGTGCATAACATGAATGACTCTGATGGCAACATTGATAACGACTTTGAATATGCTCGCCGAACATATCATGATATCTTAGCCAAAGGTTCTGAGGCGATGGATGATATGATGGAAGTAGCTCGTTCAACCGAGCACCCTCGTGCGTTTGAAGTGCTTGCAACCACAATGAAGACAATGGCTGATGTTACTGGCAACCTTCTTGATCTCCACAAGAAGAAAAAAGACATCAGAGCAAAAGGTCCTCAGAATCTACCATCAACTCCTGTGACCAACAACAACTTGTTTGTGGGATCTACTACCGATTTGCAGAAAATGTTAATGGATCAACTGAAGCCAAAAGATCCCAACGTGATTGATATAAGCGATTACCGCAAAGATGAATGACACATACTTAGGTAACATCAACGTTAAGCGTGATGGTATCGTACAACAATTCACTCACGAACAAGTGTTGGAGTATGCCAGGTGTATGCAAGATCCAGCACACTTTGCAAAGAAGTATTGCAAGGTTATCTCTCTTGATAGAGGTTTGGTGCCGTTTGATCTTTATCCGTATCAGGAAAAGATGTTTGGTCACTTCAATGAGAACCGTTTCAATATTGTTCTAGCTTGCCGTCAGTCTGGTAAGTCTATCTCATCAGTTGCCTACCTTCTTTGGTTTGCCATCTTCCATCCTGATAAGACAATTGCTGTTCTAGCTAACAAAGGCGCAACTGCTCGCGAAATGCTTGCACGTGTTACACTGATGCTTGAGAACCTTCCATTCTTCCTGCAGCCTGGATGTAAAGCTCTTAACAAGGGCTCAATTGAATTCTCTAACAATAGCCGTATCATTGCTGCAGCTACTTCTGGCTCATCGATTCGTGGTATGTCTGTTAACTTGCTTTACCTTGACGAATTTGCGTTCGTTGAACGTGCAGCAGAATTCTATACATCAACCTACCCTGTTATTTCTTCTGGTAAGGATACTAAAGTCATTATTACCTCTACTGCTAATGGCATTGGTAATATGTTCCACAAGATCTGGGAAGGCGCTATTCAAGGAACCAACCAGTTTAAACCATTCCGCGTTGATTGGTGGGACGTTCCTGGTCGTGATGAAAAGTGGAAAGAAGAAACAATTGGCAACACTTCTCAGCTACAGTTTGACCAAGAATTTGGTAATACGTTCTTCGGCACTGGTGATACACTTATCGCTGCATGGTCGTTGCTTGAACAAAGAGCTAACAACCCAAAGCGTATACTAGAAGGTGGCACTCTTCTTGTCTATGAAGAGACTGAGAAAAACCACAACTATATTATGACAGTGGACGTCAGTAAAGGTCGAGATCAAGACTACTCTACATTCAACATAATCGATATCAGCACACGACCGTTTAAACAGGTTGCTGTATATCGAAACAATCGCATCTCACCGCTACTGTTTCCAGATATTATCTTCAAGTATGCTAACGTATATAACGAGGCCTACGTTGTTGTCGAAGCTAACGACCAAGGCGGCCTAGTGTTAAACGGTCTCTATAATGATCTTGAGTATGAAAACGTCCACATGGAGTCTGCTGTAAAGTCTAGACTTGGCGTTGAGATGAACAAGAAGGTCAAACGTATAGGATGTTCAGCAATTAAGGATATTGTTGAGAACAAGAAACTGCACGTACAGGATGCTCAAACAATTCTTGAGATGTCTACATTTATTGCTCATGGTCAGA